CTGAAGAGCCTATGGATCAACAATGGCGGTCACAACGCAGTTGATATTCGCAAGAACTCTCGCCTGAATGTTGGTGACACCAATGCACTTTATACAGGATCGCACGATCCGAGTTCATCTGGAGTTATTGCGGTTCCGAACGATACGAGATATATCAACGGGGCATTGCTTGTTACTGGCTACGCGCAGTCCGCTGTTCGTATTACGGAGAACAGCAGCGCGGTGATCGGAACGCTTTTCACGAAGCACCCCATGCACAGCGATGGAATCGCTGCTGCAAACACTCCCAACGACACTGGAGCAGCCAGCAGCCCGTTGCAGAACAGTATCAGCGTGTACGATAATTCCTCCGCAAAACTGACAAATGCTGTTTGCGTGGGTCACATCGGTGGAAGCACCATACGAAACGGTGGAGATGGACTATTCACCACCATTCGCGGAACCAAGATCGGAAATCGCGTATCAAACAACGATATTGCTTCCCGAGACACATTCATCCATGTTGATCGCGGAAGTCAGTTCATTCTTCGTTCGTGGAGAAGCGGATCCGAAAATTACGGAATAGGTGCTAATTTTATGATGGATGGCGGAACAGGAGCCACACTGGGTCTTGATTACAACACTACTAATCCAGAGGTCACGGTTTTCAATGTCGGAAGCGGATCCCATGCGGTGGTAGAAAGCGCAAACGCATCAGGAACAACGGCGGCACAGACACTCACGGGCATAAGATTCTTGACAGACAAGAGAAGCACGCAGGACAGAAAGATTATGACCCGAAGCGTTCCAGGTAGTCAGGGAAGCATTTACGGCGGTAACGGCACCGCCACTCGTATTTGGTTCGGAAATACCACATCTGGTGTCGGAATCGACACACACGGAATAAATATCGGCACAGAAGGCTCAGGCGGATCTCTGTTCAGCACCGCAGCCGCGTCTCCCAATCTTGGATGCACTCTCCATGCCCATGTGGATTCGGTTCGCGGCGGTTCCATAAGCACACGATAACGGAAAGCACCCATGAATCGCAAACTCATAGTCACAAACAGCAGCGGTGAAGTGGTTCGTATAGAGAATAACTACGATCCGTCAAACTTTGTTCCTGCGTCCATCGGTGGCGGAACCCCTCTGATTGTTGATTCATCGGTCGGCATACCAACAGTCAATATCACAGAAACAACGGTTGATACTGATGGCGAGGGCTTTCCCACAGGAACAAGCACTACGATACTCACACCCGTCAGCATCTCTCCCGCTACCGAGCAGATTCTCACTGGCAGCATCGTGGGACAGTTCAAGATCGGTGAGCAGATGGTGCAGTCGCAGTTCATTCCTGTTTTGGTGAATGGACTTGCGCTGTTTGGATCCACTGCCGCAGAGTATCTTCCTACCATTGGAACTATTGGTGCATCTGGAGCCGATCTCGGCAATCGCGCCTTGCAGTTCAAGGGATCGTATCTTGATACCAATACAAAGGCGGCAGGAGTTCGGTTACCGTCTTTCTCCACCACATCGTTCCCGTACTTCACCATATCAGGATTTCTTTACTTTCAGGCAGAACCAAGCAACAACTACGATCCAATCCTAGTGACCAGAAGTGCAGATGGTGTCAACAATAGCACGAACGACTCGTTCCGTCTGGAATACGACACAAGCAGCGATCAGTTGCAGTTTCATTACTCCACTGCCAGTTACGCCAGTTCAGGATATGAGAATATCATTAATGTGTGTCCTGCAAACGGGGTGACTCTCAACCAATGGCATCAGTTTGCCATTGCCTATTCCAATCAGGGTGGCTCTGCCGCAATCTCCTCGTATTGGAACGGAAACCGCCACGCACGGGCTACGGGTCTTTCAGGAAACATCAGAAACAGCACCGCAGCCTTCATGGTGGGAAGCGGTGTGTCTGGCGACAAGCCCCTGAAGGGATGGCTTGAGCATCTGATGATCAGTGCTGGTGGTGTGAGTCTTGCACTGCGTGAGTTCACTCACGGACTCACGGCTTCTGTTTCCACCAATCAATATGCAGGAGACTACACCGTATACGCCATGAGCATGAACGGACCTCTCGGTAGCAGTCTTTTCCCTGTTACGAACGCAAATCGCGTCATCTCCACGCACACATGGACAGAGCGCACCAATGCGCGAATCGGTGCGGGAAACATCGTGCGCGAGGAGTTGGCGGTTGGCGGAACATCTGGAATGTTCGTTGGAGTCTGTGGCGGTCACGCAGTTTCTGGTGGCAGTGCAGGATACTTGTTTGGCTACGATAGCGGTGCCTGCATGGTTGTTACTGCGGTGCAGGAACTGAACGGAGTCACCGCAGCCAGACAGATCAAGCAGGCACTTTCGGATTTCTCCGCGCAGTACCTTCTCGGATCAACAACAATGAACGGAGTTTCGGGAGGCTCTGGAGATTTCCAAAGACTGCTTTCTGTCGGACAGGTTGGGTTCTGCGGCGACAGATTCTCGTTCTTGCCTATAGACTCAAATGTTTCCGCACTGAAAACCCTATACGATGACATCACCATAAACGGAAGAACCGCAAACTACTCCATAGAGGACTACAACGGCACAATATACACATTTGGTACTGCTGGTGTGAAGGCATTGTATCAGGATGTAGTGGAATACCGAAGCACCGCGCAAACGGTGTTCGGATCGGTCAAGACCGCCATCTCCGCGCAGACATCTCTTGAAAATGTCCGTAAAGTAGGAGGGGTTTCGTATGAGGGTACTGTACTGAAGATTGCTCCTGCAATCGCAGACAATGGTTTCCTCTTGTTGAGCGGAAAGGCAAAAGCCTCAAAGACCACCAATTTTCCAGAGCAGCAGAACAAGCCAAAGGGTAAAAATCAGCCTGAGTTGGGTGATCCTTTCTTCATTGACGAGTTCTAAATCCCGTGAAACTTATACACTATGGAACAGACGGGGACATCACCGTAAACGATCACACCTATCGTTTCTGTGATTTTTTGAAACTAGAGGCGCACTACAGCGCACCCTACGGGTTTCCAACGCGGGTGTATGAACGGGGAGTGCGGCACTTCATTACCAACGGACACACGATGGTGCATCTGCCCCTCATTGATCCTGAATGCGACCGCATATGCAACCGAGAGGGTGAACTGGCAAGACTGGTTGTCATGCTTCGCGCAGATGAGTAACTTGCGGGTCTTCTAAATACTCCAAAGGAGACACGATGGCGAAGCCTACCACACGACAAGAGTTCAAGGAATACTGCCTCCGCGCCCTCGGTGCGCCTGTCATAGAGATCAATGTGGACGATTCCCAAGTGGAAGACCGCATTGATCAGGCGATTCAGTACTTCAACGACTGGAACTCGCTTGGTATGCAGCGTCAGTACTGGAAGTATCAGATCACTCAGCAGGACATCACGAATCAGTACATTGACACGAACTCGCTTGATCCGAATGGACCGCAGATCGCAAACATCACGCGGGTGTTTCAGATCGGCTTCAACCTACAGATCAACAACATCTTCAACATCCGCTATCAGATGGCACTGACGGACTTCTATGGACTCCGCACAGGCAACATGAACATGAACTACTATGTGTCCACGATGCAGTATATTGAGATGTTGCAGCAACTGCTTGATCCCGAAAAACAAATACGGTTCAACAAGTACAAGAACAAGTTGCAGATGGACATGAACTGGGAAGATTTTTTGTCTGGTCAGTATGTTTTGATTGAGGGATTTGCGATAGTCGATCCTGCGGAGTACAGCGAGGCGTGGAACGATCCCATGTTGAAGAAATACGCTACCGCTCTCATCAAGCAGCAGTGGGGCGCAAACCTGTCCAAGTTTGAAGGTATTCCCATGCCAGGCAATATCACATTCAATGGTCAGCGTTTGTACGAGGAAGCCACCACAGCAATACAGTCCATCGAAGAGGAAGTACTGCTGAAGTACCAAGAACCGCCTGACTTCATCACGGGATAACCATGACAGTCAATCCGTATTTTCGCAGGAACAAGAAAGGTGAGCAGTCGCTCATCGAATCACTCACGACCGAGGCGATCAAGATTCACGGTCACGAGATGGTGTATATTCCACGCGAGAAGGTCACGGAAGACATGATTTTCGGAGAAGAGGTGTCCGAGTTCTTGGATGCGAACCGCATAGAGATGTACCTTGAGAATGCCGAAGGGTTTGAAGGCGATTCAGAAATGTCGCGGTTCGGTCTTGATGTAAAGGACACCGCAGTATTCATCGTGTCGCGCAAGCGATTCATGGATGTGATGGGACACCATCCCGAAATACAGATAAACGGTCGTCCGCGTGAAGGTGACATCATATTCTTTGACTACCCGTACTCCATGATGGAAATAAAGTTCGTGAAGCACGACAACCCGTTCTATCCAGGCGGTGATCGGTATTCGTTCAAACTTTCCTGTGAAGCATTCAAGTACTCCAACGAGAAGATTGACACTGGCGAGTCTGAACTGGATGCGGTAATGAACATTGCATCGGATTATCTTGTTGGTATTACTCTTGGAAGTGGTTCTGGAACCTACACTCTCGGAGAAGAGGTGTACGCAGGAACTACCGCAGACAAACACGCCTACGGACGGGTCAATGACTATACTGTTCCCGTGGTTGGATCAAAGTCTGCGCGAGTCAATATGCAAGAGGGAACATTTGAGGTGGGCGACATTCTTGTCGGACTTGTCAGCGGTGCATCATACGCCATTGCTGGTATCTACGAAACCACGATTCGTGCAAACCACCAAGATCAGCAGGACAACGAGAGTCTTGAACTGGAACAGCGGCGCGACAACATCTTTGACTTTACTGAAAAGGATCCGTTCTCGGAGGGTGAATACTGATGTTCACGAACTTCTACAACGGCTCCATTCGGCGCATGGTGGTTGCTTTCGGTTCCCTGTTCAATCAGATTTACATTGACAAGGCAGAGAGCAGCGGAACCAAGACGATGCTTGTACCCATTTCGTATGCTCCCAAAGAGAAGTACAAGGTGCGCCTCGCGGGTGATCCATCATTCACTAATCCCAATCAGATAGTCCTGCCTCGCATGGCTTTTGAGATCACTGGATATGTCTACGATTCTGCCCGCAAGCGCAACAGCCTGAACCGCCATGTGGTTCGTCCAAGCACCAGCAATCCAAGCGGAGTGGACTACACATTCGCGGAAGTTCCGTACAACATTGACTTTGCGCTGTACATCTATGTGCGAAACATGGAAGACGGATTGCGTATCGTGGAGCAGATACTGCCGTTCTTTGCGCCAGAGTTCGTTGTCTCGGTGAACTTTGACGATATCAACCGCAAGGTGGATGTTCCCATCTATCTGAACTCGGTTTCATCGGAAGAGGACTACGAGGGCGATTTTGAGACTCGCCGCTCCATTATCTTCACCCTGAACTTCACGATGAAGACCTACCTGTTCGGTGCAAAAAAGAACTACAAAGAGATTCGCGTGGTTCAGGCGGGTCTGTGGAATGCGGATGTGTTCGGAGACAGTTTTGTCGGCGGTATCACCTATCTGCCTGGCAACACCACGGACAAGCCAGACTATGTGAGCGTGATCACTGGCATCAGCGGTCCGAGCGGCGCAAGTTCCAACGCGAACAACTACGATCCGTATGCAAAGGTGTATCAGCCGCAGAGCGGTGGCGGTACGACATACGCCGCTGGCATGGCTTCGGGAGGCATTACAGTAGATTGGAATCTTTGAAAGGTAGACCATGAGTGGATTTGACAATATTGAAAAGGCACTTGGCGTGGAGCCAAGCAAGCCCCTCACTGGCGAGGGTATTCCTCAAAACGCAATCGTTGCAAAGGTTGACCCCGTTCCGCTCACGGACGAGCGACTTGAGAAAGACCTCAAGACCGACTATCAGTTGGTGCGCGACAACCTGAAGGAACTTGTTGACATGGGCAAGAACGCCCTTGACGGCGTGATTCAGGTGGCACAGGAAGGCGACTCGCCCCGTGCCTACGAGGTTGTGGCACAGATGATCAAGACCCTTTCCGAAACCAATCGGGAACTCATGGACTTGCACAACCGCGTGAAGACCATCCGCAAGGTGGATCAGAGCGTTACAAACAACAGCACCACCAATCAGTCCATCTATGTGGGTTCCACAAAGGAACTTCAGGACATCATCAACTCTGCTCGCTCCTCTACGAAGGCGTTTGACAATCGCCCCGATGTTCGTGATGTAATCCAAGGTGACAAGAACAATGAGTAAGAAAAGCACGAAGTATCTCGGCAACTCAAACCTCAAAGCGGCAGGAGTCAATGTAAACTTCTCGCCCGAGCAGATTGAAGAATATGTGAAGTGTTCTCAAGATCCGCTGTACTTCATCAAAAACTATGTGAAGATCGTGTCCCTTGACAAGGGCTTGGTGCCGTTTGAGCCGTATGACTATCAGGAGAACATGATCCGCACCATTCACGAAAACCGCTTCGTGATCGGCAAACTGCCCCGTCAGACAGGTAAATCCACCACGATCATCGCGTATCTGCTCCACTATGTGCTGTTCAATCAGAGCATGAGCGTTGCGATTCTTGCAAACAAGTTGACCACGGCACGCGAACTGCTTGGGCGTTTGCAGTTGGCATACGAGTACCTGCCCATGTGGTTGCAGCAGGGCGTGGTGGAATGGAACAAGGGATCAATCGTATTGGAGAACGGCTCCAAGATTCTTGCATCAGCCACATCATCGTCTGCGGTGCGTGGTGGATCGTTCAACTACATCTTCCTTGACGAGTTTGCGTATGTGCCGCAGAATGTCGCAGAAGAGTTCTTCTCGTCTGTGTATCCTACGATCACCAGCGGTCAAAGCACGAAGGTCACGATCATTTCAACGCCCAAGGGCTTGAATATGTTCTACCGTTTCTGGGTGAACGCGAACAAGAAGCCAGGTGAAGAGGGCAAGAACGAGTATGTGCCGATGGAGGTGCATTGGAGCGATGTGCCTGGTCGTGACGACAACTGGAAGCGGCAGACCATCGCCAACACCAGTGAAGAGCAGTTCCGCACCGAGTTTGAGTGTGAGTTCCTTGGCTCCATGCACACTCTGGTGCATCCTGAAAAACTCAAGTGCATGGTGTATCGCACTCCTGAATACTGGAACGGTGAGGGGCTGCGGGTGTATCAGAAGCCCGTCCCCGACCACAAGTATGTGATAGTGGTGGACACAGCCCGTGGACAGGGATTGGACTACCACGCATTCTCGGTGGTGGATGTGACCTGCATACCGTATCGGGTGGTGGCTACATTCAGAAATAACGAGATGCCGCCCATGTTGTATCCTAATGCCATCTACCCCATCTGCCGACAGTACAACAATGCGTACTGTCTGGTGGAGGTGAACGACATCGGGGGTCAGGTAGCCGACATTCTTCACGATGAACTGGAG